AAGGATCGATGTAGGTAATATTTTTGGAGATGCAGTAACAATTAGTGCTGCAGTAAATAGAATAGGATTAATTAAGGCAGAGGTAGAGGCATTAATGTCAGAAACTAAACTTGATTATAAAATCTATGAGGGTACATTTAAAGCAAAGCTAAGAAAGCAAGCTGCAAATGAATTAGGATTTTACACTGTGAGAATAGGTAATGAGGATGTAAAGATTAAGGCAACTGAAAAAGCATTGGAAACATGTTTTGAAACAGATGCTGAATGGATCAAGTTAAGGAAGCTACATATTTTAGCTGAAAAGAACTTTAATTCATTGAGTTCATTATATTGGGCATGTCAAGATAAATCTAGAAAACTTAATTCTTTAGTCAATGGTGTTACGCCAACTGAATTTGTAGAGCAAATGATTGAGGGTAAGATTAATGGTATTTTGTTAAAAAAATAAATTTTGCAAAATAAATTAATTTTATAGTAGTTATATTAAAAACATGTTATATATTTGCAGTGTCACTAATGGCACACTAAAAATTTATAACATGTACAATCAAAAAGTAATTCAAATTTTAGCAAAAACAAGAGTAAGATTCGAAGCAAAATTAGGAAACGTAATTACGTTAGAAGAAGCAATCGCTTTCGAAACTAAAAAAGTAACAAGATTGCAAAAAGAGGATAATTCTAGATATTAATATTATGAGCGTAAAGACTGGATCGAATGTGGTTATACATTAACTGAAGCTAAAACATTAGTAATAGAATACTCTAACGAGGAGGAATATGAAAACATGGCTCACAAAGCTTTTGTAAATAAGAATAATTAATAATAATTTAAAAAGGAAGAGTTGACCCAAGGCATCTACTCTTAAACTAAAAAAAGACCTTTAACAAACAAACATTTTATATTATGGGATTAGGAGTAAAAAGTACAACAGAAGGAAATGCAACATTTTTAGCGGTAGCAGGTGGTTACGTATGGGACAAGAGTAAAGACGAAACTCATCCACAGTACAACACGCAAGAGTACAAGAAAATTGACGATTCAGTTGGCGTTAGAGCCGGAGCGAGGTATGACAATTTAACTGGAGAAATCGTTGGAGTAAGATTCAACCAACACGAGAAGTACGGGGAGTCTGTATTAGTAACAGTAGCATCAGGTGGTGAAAAGTTCATCATTTCTATTGGAACAAATAACAGATATTCTCAAGATATGCTTAAAGCATTATTAAAGATGAATTTCTCAAAGCCAATTTTCATTAATCCTTATGACTTTACTGACAAGGTAAAGAATAAAAGAGTTCAAGGAATTTCTTTTAAACAAGATGGTGAAAAAATTAACTTAAGAAATGACGACGCACCTTTTAAGGAAGCATCATTTTGGAAAGAAGCTAACAAGAAACAAATTAAAAGATTCTTCGAAGATTTAACTGAGTGGTTTACAACTACAGTAACTGAAAAAGTTATTGATGTGTATTTCGCAGATGGTGACGTTGAGGCAACTGAAAAGGTTGCACCAAAAGTTGTTGCTAAGGTTGAGGAGATTGCAGATGAAATGCCAGAAGTATCTGAGAATGACTTAGATGATCAACTAGGTGCTTTATTAGGATAGTAAATTAATTAATCAAACAATAAGGGACTTTTATTTATAAGAGTCCCTTTTTTAACTTTAAGCAAACAATATGAAAAACGTATTATCAATTATATTTAACGACATACATTTAAAGAATGGAAACGAAGACGAAGTATATAAGTCAACAATTCATATGGTGGATTATGCTGTTAAGAATAACATAAAGAATTTAATTTTTGCTGGTGACTTGTTTGACTCAAGAACTTTCCAAAGACAAAAACAATTACAAACGTTAGATATGATGTTAGACTTATTCCTTTTGAATGGTTTAACTCTTTATATGTTTCCAGGTAATCACGACAAAACTACTTACAATAGTCCTGATTCATTTCTAGATATATATAGACATCATCCTTGCGTAGAATTTAATAGACAATTAAAGAATATAAATATAGATGGAGTGTCAATAGATTTACTTCCATTCTTTTCAGATGATTTATTAATACCAATGTTAGAAAAAGCTAAAGGCTCAGACATATTAATATCACATTTTGAAATGGCTGGATCAAATCACTTAGGACATATAAGTAAAAAGGTTACTATAAATGAGAAATTATTAAGTAAGTGGAATAAAGTTTATTTAGGACATTACCATAATCATCATGAAATAACAAAAGATATAGTACATTTACCTTCATTCAGGCAGGATAGTTTTGGAGAAGATAATAAAAAAGGTTTTGCATTACTTTATAAGGATGGATCTTATGAATTAATTAAAGGTAGCTTCAAAGAATATTTAAAACTATCAATAAATTTAAGTGAAACATCTAATAAAGAAATAACTAAGCTTATAGAATTACATAAGAACAGTGATCAAATAATAAGAATAGAATTTAGTGGTACAGAAGAACAATGTAAGGCAATTGATAAGACTCAGTTTAGAGATACAGGAATAGACGTAAAGTTAAAGTATAAAGAAGTTTATGGTATTGATATTAAAGAGCCAAGTAATATTGTAGAGAAGTACGATAAGGGTCAGATCATGGATTCTTTTAAAGAATTTTGTGAAGACAAGGATTATGATTATACAGAAGGATCTAAAATGATCAAAGAATTTTTAAACAAATAAAATATGAAAAATAATAAATTAGCAATCACGAATGCACTTAAAGCTTTAGAAAAAAGATTTGGTGAGCCAGTAGTTAGAAAAATGAGTGATGCTTCAACAGGGGCTAAAACCATTTCATCGGGTAGACCAGAATTGGATGCAGCTTTAGGTGGAGGATATGGAACAGGTAAAATAATAGAGATATTTGCACCTAGTGGATGTGGAAAAACTGGATTAGCTTTAGAGGCTATTGCTTCAGTTCAAAAAGAAGGTGGAGTAGTTGCAATCATTGATGCAGAACATGCGTTAAATACAGAGTATTGTGCTCAGATTGGTGTTGATGTAGATTCATTATATATATCTCAACCAACATTCGGTGAACAAGCAATTGAGGCTATTAGAGCACTTATAGAGACAGGAGGAATAGATTTAATAGTAGTAGATTCAGTTACTGCTTTAGTTCCGAGAGCGATCTTAGAAGGTGAATCTGGACAAGCTCACATGGCTGTTCAAGCAAGAATGATGAGTCAAGCAATGAAACTTATTACAGGACCAGCTTCTGAACATGATTGTACTGTTATTTTTATTAACCAATTAAGAGCTACCATGTCACAATATGGTGCACCGACAACAACAACCGGTGGAGCAGCATTACCATATGCAGCTTGTCAAAGGTTAGAGATTAAAAATAAAGGTAAATTAAAAGTAGGTGATGAGGTTGTAGGATTTAAGCAACATATAGATATTGTAAAAAATAAGATTGGTAGTCCATTTAAGAAAGTGGATTATGAAATCGTTTATGGAAAAGGTATCGATAAGATTAATGGATTAATTAAGGGATGTTTATTCGAAGAGATTTTAGAATTAAACGGAGCTTGGTATAAATATAATGGCGAAAACATTGCGCAAGGAATGAAAAAGTTATTAGTATTATTTGAAACAAATCCAGAATTCTTAGCAGAGCTGGAATTAGAATACGCAGATAAAACAAAGTAATTATATAGGGGTAAAAGAAATTTTATCCCTTTTTATTTTTTTATACCAATAATTTGTTTTATATTTGTATCATAATAATTAAACAGATACATTATGACTAACACGTTCGCAACATACAGATTAGTAAATCAAAAATCAAAAGGCTATAAAGGTCTTTATAAGAGATTGTTTTCTATACTAAACAAAGATAGTATCTTTGCTGAATGTTATGAGGAGTCTTATTCATTTGATGGAGAAGATATGATTGTTGAAACAACTTGGGCAGATGATTTAGATACATTACCAAAAGGAATAATAAGAATAGATTAATAAAAAAAAGCATATGAAATTAAAAAAACTAATACTTGAGAACTTTCTAACTTACGAAGAGTTAGAGTATGATTTCCAAGAAAAAGCATTATTGGTTCAGGGGATTAATCTTACTGATACTAATCAAAAGTCAAATGGTTCTGGTAAATCAGCTATTCAAACAGGAATAGAATTTGCATTGACGTCATCTAACTCAAGAGGAGTAAATGATAAAGAACTAATTACATATGGTTTCGATAAATCAAGAGTTCAATTGTTCATACAGTGTGACAATAGGAAAGAGACACTACATATTGATTGGTTAATTAATAATAAAGGAAGTAATAAACTTTCATTAAGGTTAAATGATCAAGAGGTATCATTCTCAAATGTTAATGATGGTAAAAAACAAATCTTAGATTGGTTAGCAATATCTAAAGAAGATTTATTTAACTACTTTATTATTAACAGTACGAGGTTCAAGTCTTTCTTTGGTTCATCTAATAGAGAAAAGGTAGATCTTATAAACAGGTTTTCTGATTCATCAATTATAGATGGTTTAGAAGATATTGATAATTCAGATTTAGAATTAGAGAAATCTAATTTAGAACATATTATAAATAAGTCAGAAGGAAAGATCGAATTACTTAATGAGCAGGTTGCATCAGAAAGAAATAAAGATTTTACAGAAGAGTTAGAGTATAGAAAACAAGAATTAAAATCAGATATTAAAATTTTAGATAGTAAGATTTACAGAAGAGAAGTTGAAATTGAAGATTTAGATGTAACCATTGGCTCTGCAAAAGTTTCAATAAGCGATTCTAATGCTAAAATAAAAAAGGTAAAAGAATCAGTA